TTGAGCCGCACCTCGAAGTCTTTGAACTGGCACCTGTTCAGGCCACCTAGGACCTCCCTGCACAGCTCCATGAAAGCCGGCCCCGTTGGGAGGTGTTGCGTCATATACTCATACAGCTCAAATTCTACGCATTCCATTATCATGCGGACAAAAAGGCTCTCAAACGCGGTATAGTCGCTGGCTAAAAATTTTGAACCGTGCCCTATGAGATTAGCTATATAGGCCGGACGTTCCGCCACAGGAACGTGTTTTATGAAGTGGTGGTCCTGGTATACGACCGACTCAATTAGCTTGAACGTCGGACCTACCATACACTTGAACTCGTCGGAGCGCGCGTTAATTCCGCGGTTGAACTTCCATTCCGAGTAAACCTCATCCTTCATGAACGACTTGCAAATTCGATGCTTAGGGTCGTTAAGGTCAATGACTGCCTCCCACTTGGTGCGGAGTTCTAGCTTTCGCCAGGCGGGATAGTCAGTCCCCTCAAGCCATGTATCAACTGACGTATCGGCATCCGCTGGCAGGGGGTCAAAATTTTGACGGATGTACGCTCGAGTGAAGATTCTGAGGCGCTCGAGGGCAAGTGGGTCCGCATTGGGGACCTTCACTCCAAAACGCTTCGAAACCCCCGCTAGCATGGACCATGGATCCACGGGATCGGGATGGGGACACGCGGCCCCCTCCAAGTGACATCCCAGTGACACTTGGGTGGGGACACGCCGGCGAAGGTCAACCTCCCGAGGCACTGACACCTGAATGTCATGCTTAATCTCAGGAAGTTTAAGGGGAACTTCGTCGTACCGATACCCGTAGGCCATGAGACGACCTACACTAACGGGGCCCCGGCAAAAACCAGCAGATCGTTCTCCTGCTGGCGACACCATAAGGTCCAGGCGATTAGCGCACTATTCATGCACACATTCCGCCCGTTAAAGGAGTCATACCGGTTGAAATTGACAAGCTGCAATTTCTCAGCAGCTGTGACCATACGCGTCAAGGCCGTCTTGTCATCGGCGGCAAAGGTCATATACTTGGGTGCCGTCAACTGAGCTATCATCTCGAAGCTGACATAGAGCCGTTTTTCCCTATCCGGATCATCATACTCCAACTCCTCTCGAGTCATGAGTACTTCGCCGTACATAGGATTATCGTGCTTGACATCCACAAGGGCATTGGAATCTGGCCTGAGATCGGGACCGGCGGGCGCATCGTCAAAACGCACAGTCTGAATCCG